GCTAACATCTACAAAGATACCGTTATACTCTAACACCTCTTTAAATGCGTTTGCTATCATTCTTTGTGTAGGTTCGATTATAACGTTCTGAAAAGATTCAAGTGCTGATCTAGTTATTTGATCGTCTGATTGTAAGCCCGTAGCTGTCTTTATTCCTGCAATTGATAACGGAACTCTGTGAGATGCTGCTATTTCTGCATTAATCTTCTCATCTAAAAAAGCATACATTTGATGCGAATCGTTAACTGGGATAGCGTTTATCTCTGTTTTAACCGTTGGATCTGTTGACCAAGTCACTACGACTTTACCAGCGTTCTCACTTCCCGAAAACTTATCATTAATAGACTTCTCTACTTTCTTCCGTTTCGCTCCATCGCTTAGATCTTCGTATAAGTGAATATGCATAGACCCCACCATTCCGTTATCTATGTTATTCTTATGAAGCTCTGCAATTTGTGCCGATATTTCGATATAATTAGTAGCCGCTAAGTAAGAAGGTTCTGCGTAAAACAGTTTCCCGGGCTTATAGCTCTTGACTTGTATTAGTTGACCTCGTTCTTTTGTTAGTTCTCGATCTTTCGACCCCCAAACAGCAATTGGTAAAGGCTTATAAACCTCGTCTTTAGGTTGGAATGATGTCTTTTTAGTTGCAAATTCCCAATCTGGGCTGAAATAAAACTCTTCAACATCTCCCTCTCCATTCATTTTACCCGAACGAACATAAGAAAAGTCTATATTTTTAAGTTTTGCTACTTTACCGCCTCTTTCAAATATTGATTGCCAATAAACACCATCAAAATAAGCGGCATCAACAGCGGTTTTTAAAAGAAAATCTTTATCTAATGTTTCTAGGAATTTCTCTGCTTTCTTAATCTCACTTTTCTTGTCAGACTCGAAGTCAAAGCCCTTGCCTTGGATAAATTTCTGTTTAGTTTCCAATAGTGCCGCGTGAATAGCACAGTTGTCAGCTAAATCAATTAAATATTGTGGAAATAAGTTATCCTTACCAAAGTAAACGTACTCTTTACGTCTGTTCGCTCGTTGGTTAATTTGTGGAGCTATGTTTTCAGTCGTTAGATTTACGAAAATTATCCCATTCCCAGGGTTATTTTGTTCTTTTTCCTTCATTTCTTAGAATATTATTAAAAATAACTAGTATTGGATCAATTAAAAATTATGCAAATTAAACTCTTCCTTACATTCTATTATATTATGATTAGGATAGTAAGGGAATGAATCTCCTATTTTAAAGTTCTCGTACTTGTCAACAAACTCATCAATTCGATTATTCCAATTCACTTTGGCGGCTGCATTTTCTAGCTTATTCCTAATGTCTAGCCTTAGCCAAGAGTAGTGGTGCATTAAAACCTCGCTTTCTTTAAACACATACGAAGGATTAAAAGGATGGAACATGCATGCAGGGTCTACGATAACGGGAGCTTTATTGCCCATTGAAACGCTTGTACTACAAATAAACGGCATAAAATAGGGCTCTAACGGATATAGTCGCATTTTAGTAGTCTTAAAGTAGGTTGCCATTTTAGTGTAAGTAGTTTTGACTTGTGGATTATCTATCATAAACTTCTTAGCGTATTCCGTTTCACTTGGTTTGTAAAAGTGATCGGTTGCACTTAAAAAGAAATGCGTACAATCTAATTCCTTAGCCTTGTCAATTAGCCTTTGATGTTTGACTTTCTCGTTTGTTTTAGAATCTTTCGTAAAGTTTGGGATAAACTCAATTACCGTGTATTTTTTACGCCACTCTTTTACTTGGTCGTAAATTTTCTCACACCGATCCCCGTAATTACTGAAGATCTGCCAGCATATTATTACCTCATCAACTTGGTCTTTAATCTGATCAATAGAATCGTCTAACAATTCCAAACCGTTGTACACTGTATAACAAGCTGCTAATTTCATTTAAAATCCTTTTTAAAGTCTCTTCTAATAACTTGCACTGATTCGCTTTCTAGGTTTAATCTATTTATAGATGGAATGTTGTTACCTATGCAACGGTTAACCCCTACAAACTTGTAAAAAGGAAGTAGGTTTTTAGTGATTACTGAGTTCATCCCAATCATAACACCCGCACCTATAACCTTCCGTTGGTGTATCGCAGCACCTAATCCGATTGTAACATAGTCGTGAATACTAACATGACCCCCAATTAAAACGCCCGAAGCTATAATAGTATTACTTCCTAGCCTTACATCGTGTCCTAGATGTGCTTTAGTCATTATTAAATTATCATCTCCTACAATCGTTTTACCCTCAATAGGTCTGTCAATCGTTACGTGAGCGTTTATAGTGTTGTTGTTTCCTATGACTACTTTGCCATTAAACACGTTAACACCCCTAATCTCTCCATCTCCCCCGATAACGGCATAAGCTCCTATTTTGTTTCCCGTACCTAGTTCAGTATTAGGGTGTATGATTGCAGTAGGGTGTATTTCGTTTCTGTTATCTTCAAACATAGCTTAGTATTTTATTAATGTATGACTGTGCGAATCCTTGTTTTAAAGTTAGTTCTAAATTAACATAAGTTGAATATCTAGGCTTTTCGGTTACTTTTTTAAGATCAACTAATACCACGCTTTCATCTCGACAATTAAGTATTCTTTTCCATACACTTTGTGCATCATTCCATAAAGTAGATAAATCAACATCCCAATTAAGCTCCTCTAAAAGTTCTTTGCTTACCATTCGCCAAGACTCTAACGGTTCTGATTTTCTGCCCCCGTAACTTCCCGAATGATACAAGCACCGTTTACCTCCCATATTGCCTAAATAACAATCTTTAAAGCCTATTAAGTCGAATCCTTTGTGTAGTTCTCTAAGGAATGATTTTAAGGTGTTAGGTGTCATTATGCAGCCGTTTTGCATAACCATTACGGCATCGGGGTTAAAGTCTTTAGCTTGTCTAATACCACCAAACAAACATACAATATCCAAGCCCTCTTTATAATTGTTTAGTTGCTCAATGTTAGCGTCAAAAATATCGGAATCCTCTGTTTCAGTTGTTAGTATTACAATTCTCATAAGTGTTTAACGTCTAGTTTTTCTAAGTAGCAAAATACAGGAAATAAGCGTTCAAGTATAAAGCAATGATAAGTATAATAAGGTTTGCCAAATACGAGCTTACAAGTCTCTGGGTCTATCTTATCCCTTGAAATATAATTAGCATCTAAGAAGCAAAGTTTTTTTAGTTTCCTATCCTTATCCATAAACTTAATAACGGGGTTAAGATATTCACGGACGAACTTATCAAATACTTCCTCTTTAGCAATCCAATGATTAGAGTAGATACCTTCCATTTTATGCCGTGGGTGGTCTATTTGTAAATCCCAATGCATTAACTGAGCAATACGCTTGTAGATCTCTTTAAAGTGTGGATGCCATCCGTTACCTTGATTAATTAAGTTTAGTTTAGGATTCTTAGGAAAGAAGCTGAACACATCGGGAGCTGTTGGATAGTTGTAAACTTGTTCTATTATCGACCCACTAGTTCTACCAACCTTTTTATAAAACTTATGACTTACAACCCCATAATAACTACTATCCTCGTGATCTCTTTCCTTGTGTAACCTTTGAATAATTCCAGACTCTAACAAGTGATCGCAAGACTCATTAAATAAAGGCTCAAAATCTTTCGTTTCCCTCATATTAAACAACTCCTGCGACTTCTTGTAATATACTTGCCTTACTCTCATCTTTGTTCCAACAAGTTGCCTAACCCCATTTTGATAAGAATGTTAGCGATACTTTGATTATCTGCCAAGCCTTGAGCCGTAACCTTAAAAGTTTTCAAAACTACATCCCTATCTCCTTTTAAATAATACTCTCCTTCGTGCGATGGACATTTATCCATAGAATACGGCTGAACCTTTACGCTAAAATCCTCTTTAGATGGTTCTAGGTCTGTATAAACTTCATTAGTCCAAACGGGTACACCTTCGTTCATTGACTCCTCTACCTCATCATTGTTATTACCTTTCTTTGCCTTTGCCATAATTATATCCTTTGTCTTAAATATAAGGAATTTTAACGCATAAAAAAAGGGAGAAACTAACAGCTCCCCCCTCTAATTAACACACACAATCTATCCCACTAAATAACCATCTATTGTTGATTCCGTTGTTGCTGCATCAGTATCAAAGAACTTTTTAACTTTTCCTCTGTTTACTCCACTAAAAGTAACAACGTCACCGCTGTCATCTCCAGCAGCTGCACCACTTGATTTTGTATTCTCAGTCATTTCTACACCATCAGTTTCACCGATAATGTACCAGTTACCGTCCTTATCTTTAACACCGAATACCAAAGACGTTCCTACCATGTCGTTTAAAACATTTCTGATAGCCGTAGACTTGTCGATTGATCTAAAAGTTAAACTAGTATTGTAAAAAGAACCTGAATTTGTCCCTATTTGAAGCTCTTCACCCCATGAAGCCGTGTCTTTGTGAACACATAACGCAAAAAACCCTTTGTAAGTCTCGAAAGTCATTGCTGTAATCTCCCCCGTTGCCGAAGTGATTGCAGTAACCTCAGCAGCGTTAGCCACATAGATCTTGTCTTTCTCGATTCCTGGAACG